ACGCTAGGCTGTTCTTCGAACTGTACTTCTCGCACCGTCTCCCGAATGCCGGTAATACGCTTGGCGGTAGCGTGAAACTCGTTGTTCAGGGCTTGCAGCGTGTCGTTGATCGTTCCACCTACCGCGTGGTCTCCGGTCTCGTTGTAGAGGCGCACCGCGGCCAAGAGCTTCACCTGCATCATCGCGGAGTTCTCTGAGAGTTTCATACCGGCAATTTCGCGAATCACTTCGAGCGCTTCCAATCGGTACAGCGAGCGCTTGTATTCGATGTTTTCAAGGATCGTCTTCAGCGAGAGATTCCGGTACTCGCAGACTTCGGCTTGATTCTGTGCCTTGCGAATCTTGATGAAGTATTTCCGCAACTTCTTAGACATCTTCACGTCTTCGTCCAAGCGCGCAGCGGAAATCTGGAGGCGAGCGGCGGCAAGCGGTATGTCTCCGCCAGCTTCTTGCAGTGCGCGTTTTACGACCGGTAGCAGAAACGGAATTCGTTTCTCAACTACTACTGGTTCACTCGTCGTCGTCATTTTCGTCAAAGCCTTCATCTAGCAAGGGCAGGTAACTCTCGTCCTCGTCATCGTATACGTCGAGGATCGGAACCTCCCGACACTGTTCGGGTATTTTACGACAGGATGAAGTTTTGCGCGTATCCATGCTGTTGTATCGCCGGCAGTTGATCGGCCAGGCGCCCGCCCCCGATGTCGGTACGCCAGAACGGTGACGCGGGCATCTTGATCTTCTTGACGGCCGCATAGGCGCTGCGCCGCGCGCCGCGGATCGTCTCCCCGCATCCGGTAATGACCGCGACGTAGTCCCCGCACGTCACATAATGAGGCATGCGGATGATGTCGTCTCCGACCTGAACAGGTACGTTGTCTCCCTGCATGATTTCGCACAGGTGAACGTGCTCGCGGTCGGTCGCGTTGTAGACCGGTATTCCAGTCAGCACCTTCTTAGTTATCCTAGAATACGGGAAGTCTGGAATCGCCATCACGACCGACACGCACGCGGTGTTCTCTTTGACCATCAGCGTATCGTTCCCGGTCAAAAGATCGACCATCCATTTCGCCGGATCGCCCATGTGCGTCGCAAGCTGGTTATAGAACGATGGCCAACCGGGGCGACAGGTGAGCTCGAACGGCCAGAACTGGCCCTCGTCGTCGATCATGCCGTTGTTGTCGATGAATCCGACGTATTCGAGTTTCTTCAAAAGCTTGGTCAGCGGCTTGAGCGCGACGTCGAATAACTTGGAACTGCGGACGTACATGCTGACGGTGCCCATTTCGCCGGTGTTCGGTCCGAGGTCTCCGTTCATTAGTTTTTTCGATTCGAAATTCTCATATTTCCACTTCGACCACCCGCCAGGACCGAACCATCCACCGACCGCCATTTCGCAGCCGTGCTTCTTTTCCTCCAAGATGAAGCCGTGCTTTTTAGCGTCGTGGCGGTACTTGTCGTTCTTGTCCCACCGCTCGAGCATGTAGAGCAAACTTGCGGCGTCATCGGCAACGTAGGACAGCGCCTTGTCCGCCTCACCTGAAGGCTTGCTTACGAGGTAGTTGGTATGCTTCTGAACGAACTTCGCGGCGACCTTGTAATCGAAGAAGCCTTCGCTCGGGATGATCTGCAAGCCGGCGTCTTTCATCGCCTTCTGCCCGAGGATGCGGTTCAACTCGAGTTCAGCCGCTTCAGACGATGGGCCAAAGACCGGGTATCCGTCTCGACGGTACGAATCGAGCATGTCGACGTATTTGGCATTGTCAGTGAGGAATATAAGGTCTGCCCATCCAAGGTACTTCCGCCGCAGCACGTCAAGGTCGTAGAGTTTGTTGACGATTCCCTTGCCGACGATTTCCTTTTCACGGTCGGCCCGCTTCGCGCAGAACCAGATGACATCATGCCCCCACTCGATGCAGCGCATGCAGAAGTCGAGCGCTTCGCTGCCGGTGTCGATGACAAGGATTCTCACTGCGGTGGCGGACCGCGGTTCTGGCTTGCTTCAATGCCAAGTCCGGCGACGGCCCCAGGCATTGCGCGCTGCATCGGTCCGACCTGATAGTTTGGCGGCGCGTTTTGCAGCATTCCGCGCTTTGCCATGCCAGGGATGGCGTAGCGTCCGGCGAGCTCGAGTCCGGCCGGCGCCATCAATAGCGGGTCCATCGTGGCGATCGCAGCGGTAGCGGCGCCAGCGGCAAGCATTCCGTCGAAAACCGAGAAGCGAGGATCGGCTTCTCCGGTGAGGGGTTGCGCGGCCTTCTTCCATGTGCGGGCGAAGTCTGCGGCAGTTTTCAGTTCGCCAGTAAGCGCGCCCTTGTAGCGCTTGCTGTTGGCTTTGGACGCCACCTTGGACAGATCGACCTTGCCTTCCGGCGTGACAACGTCTTCGATGAAGTGCAACTTCGCCTGTAAGACGCGATCGGCTTTGAATTTGGCGACCAAGTCCGCCTTCCCGGTCTTCGCTAGATTGTCTTCGAAAAGCTGCTCGAGTTGATTCGCAACGCCAAGCTTCGCGTAGGCGATCGCATTGTCGCCGGCGCGGAAATGCGTCTTGGCTTGGTCACGAAGCTTGCTGATGTCGCTTGAGACGTGCTCCGTACTCATTGAGGCGTCGACAGCCCTCGAACTCGCCGGTATCAACGGCTGCCCGCCGGGACCGAGAATCTTCCCCGCCGGAACCTGCTCCGGCTCCATTTTCTTGAGGTAGCCGCGGATTATCACGGCCGCAGGCAGCATGTCGGAGTTGACGCCTGGGTTGTGCTTGATCTGGGCAAGGATTTGCTGCAACGCGCCATCCATGTTCTTCTTGAAGGTGTCGGTCATCTTCAACTCTGGACCGACAGCCGCTTCCATCGCCTGACGCCCTTCGTAGGCTTCGGTAATGCGTTCCTTGATATTCTCCGGGGTGAGCGGTGTGTCTTCCGGCATGCCGACTTCTTTGCCGAAACGATGCGTAGCTGATTCGTTATTCTGTTTAGAGATTACTTTTTCGTTGCGTGTCTTTCCTGTAATTCCGGCTGCGGCAGCCTTAACGCCGTGTTCTGGCGGCGTGATATATGGATGCTCCTTGTCCATCTTCGCCGCGGCGCGGATCGCCTCCTTCGGCGCCTCTATCTTCTTGGCAGCGTCGAGCGCAGCTTGCTTCGCGGGAAGACCTTCGGCCAGCTTGGCGCCGCCTTTGGCGCCGAGGAATCCCGGCGCTTGCTGTACCGCTTCCTTGACGCCACTACCGAGCGGGCCGGTAATCGACGGCGGTATGTTGAGCCGCTTACCGGCCGCCTCGGTGCCTTGCTGCGCTTTGTCGCCCGCCCACCCGACAGCCTGCCCGATCCACTCGGGAAGCTTGTTCAGCGGGTTCCACTCGGACTTGCCGCCCGCGGTCTTCGGCTCGTAGGTGAGCGCGCTTTGGACTGATTCCTTGAATTTCTGCGGTTCGTCGCCCATGCGCCCCTTGGACGGCGAAACGAGCTCTTTCCCGGTTGCGGCGAGTCCTGCGACGTCTGAAACCGGCTTGGCAACCGCGCTCGAGACCATCTTCAGAATCGGCTCAATAATCGCGCCGCCGGCATCGAATGCGTCGAACGTTCCTTCGGACGAAGCCTCTTTCTTTTTCTCCGGCTTGTCAGGAACGAACTCTAGCTTCTTTGGTTCGTCAGGAACGAAGTCCATTATTTCAGAGTGCCGGATACGCCGTTGATGATTACCTTGTCGCCCGATTTGTGCCCCGCCGCCTCGGCTTCGGCAACGGATTTGTATTCCTTCTTGTCAGCGGTGGGCGTTTTCTTTCCGGTAACAGCTTCGCGCAGTTCACCGCGCACCGCCCCCGGTGCTTGGCGGGCCGCGGCCATTTCCTTCTTCATCTGCTCGATGATTCCGTCCAACTGCTCCGGCGTGTCCGCAGTCGAGAGCATTTCGCGTGCATGATCCTTGTCCGACACGGTAGGCACCCCGGCCGGCGCGATCGCCCGAGCATAGGCGTTGATGAACGAGTTGATCGCCGCGCCCAACTGGCGAACCGGGACGTCGCCGGTTTGTTTATCGAAAGCGACGAGCGCCTTGTTGACCGGTTGAAACTGCGAACGGGGGACCGCATCGGATGCCGTCCTGACCAAGTCGGCCATTTTGTCCGCTTCGCTGACCGCCATTTCAATGTTTGCCGACCGGACACCGGCGGTGCGCTCGCCAGCAGTAATGCCGGCGTATTCGGCAAGCTTGGCGGCGACGTCCGCCCCCGACATGCCCCTAGCTTTGGCCTGTTCGTAGATGGCTTTCCGCAGCGCACCACGATTCGCGGCTCCGACGTTGCCATAGCCCAAACCGGCGGCAACGCTCTTGTCGCCGGCTAGGTACTGGTCCGCCATCTGATCGAGCGTGTCCTTGTCGAGTTTGGCGTTGCTCGCGGCGCCCGCCTGACCAGGCAAACGGTCCATGCGCGCCGTGTGCGCCTTCAGTGCCTTGTATTCCTCGGTGTCGGTCTTCCCCTGCGCCTTGAGCTCGTCCATGCGGCGCGCTTCCTTTTCGACGGTCGTCGCGCTGCCTTCCTTCGGGTGTTCCTCGTCCCATTTCGCTTTGGCGGCCTTGGCGGCGTGTTCCTTCGCCATTTCGATGTAGTTCTGCTGCTCCGCGGCGGACAGCAATTCCTTGTTCCGTTCGTCGACAATGGCCATCGACGCCTTCATGGCTTGGATGGCGACCTCGGGCGAATGGCCCTGTTTCCGCGACCACTTGTAAATCGCCATCGGATCGTTGTAAATCTGCGGCGGCGGAGGGGGCGGCAATTGCGGCTCAGACGGCTC